GCTGTAACCCGATTGAATACGCTTCATAACGCGCTTTCATATTGCCGCGCAATAGACCATCGAGTTCAAACTTAATGTAATATTTATCCTGCTCTTCCTCACCTGTGAATAGCTTATTATTTAGAACTTGCTCCCATCGGATTATCCAGGGACGGAATAAATAAATAACGGCGTTAAGTCCTTGCTCTTCTATATTTGAGAATGTCGCTTTTTCCAAGTCGCCTATTAAGTGAGGCGGCACGCCGTGGATACGCGCCATTTCTGATACCGTAAACTTCCTAGATTCGATAAACTGAGCGTCTTCAAGAGGCATTCCAAGTTTTTCAAACTTCATATCTTCTTCAAGGATTATCGCTTTATGTGACCGTGATAAACCCTGGAATCCTTCTGTTAAACTTGTTTTTAATCTCTCATGCGCGTCTTTTGATAATGTCTTTGGATGAATAAGCAAGCTGCCGATATTCGTTCCCTGCCCAAAAAAACGCGCGCCAAATTCATCGAGCGCTAAACCCAAACCTAAAGACTGTCTGAATAATTGAATAGGCGAAAATGAATTTATGCCGTCAAAACCAAGTCCAGGTACATGAAGTATTTTCCACGCGGGTAATATCGTGCCAGAATTAGGGAAGTGATATTCAATCGGGCTGTTTTTATCTTTTCTTTTCGGCTCGCAAATACCCGGAGCGATTGGCCATATTTCGCGGACATTACCATTTTTATCAAAAATTAATTCCGCGAACGCCTTACCGCGATTTAAAATCTGAGCTTGCATCGCTTCAATCATGGAGAAGGAAGTCATTTCTGGATTAGGTTTTTTTCTTAACAGCCGCGCCGATGGGTGATCATTTCTGATTTTCTTACCGCCCGCTGCGGTTCTTTCATAAACATGAATTGGAAGGGACGCGATTATTCTTGATATTAAACTTACGCAAGCGAAGTGCGCCGATAAACCCATCGCGCGGTTTTCTGTAACTACCGCGCCGGACATTGATGGAGCTCCCCAGCCCGGGTAATTGTGTATCGGTGTAGACGCGGAGGCTTTTCGCTTGAAAAAATCAAAGAATCCCATTATACCGTTAATACTCCTCTTTCTTCATAAACTGAACCTGTTGTTACCTGCAAAGAAGCTCTGCCAATCGCCATAAGGTTAGCTACTACACCGTCAATTCTTTTTCCGTTTGAATTGCGGCGCGGCTTCATTGGCATTATGTTTCCCTGCCTGTCTGATTTTAATTCTACGCATGATATCATCCAGTACATTACAGGGTTATCGTTATGAGCTAGATCTGCGGCTAAGACGTGTTTTTCAAAAGTGTGGCACATGGGAGATATCATTCGATACACTTGTGTTATTGGTATCATATTCATACCAGCGTCTGTTAGATGATTTATAACTTCTTGCGCGTGCCACGGATCAAAGGCGAACTCCTTTATTTCATAAATTGTCGCTAATTGCATGATGTCCGCTTCAACATAATCATAATCAATTACATTGCCGGGAGTCGCGATAATAAATCCTTCTTCAACCCATTGTCGATATGGTACTTTGTCAATCTCTTCTTTTTCCTGTATCAAATCTTCCGGGATATAAAATCTATAAATATGTTTGTAAGGTTCACCCTCCGTAACTGGCGGGAATGATAAACAAATAGCGGTAATATCTTGCGTACTGGATAAGTCCATAGCCCCGTAACATATACGCCCTTTTAAATCTTCTTCTGTATATTTTAACTTACCGCATTTTTGCCAGGCATCGTAACTAAACCATGACATTATAGACTTACACCATATATTAAGGCGTTTCGTTTTTATATTTGTTATTTTTACTGTTGAGGAAGCAGCGAGTTCTATCTGCTCAGCGAGACGATCTTTATCAACTGATATTCCAAGATTAGGATTCGCTTTTATCCATGTCTTAGGGTTTTTCCAGTCATCGCCTTCGTCAAGCGTGAAAATTATTCCAAAGAATGAATCGACTGATGGTATGGAACCTTCAAGCATTTTTTTAAGATGCTCATGTTCTTCCAAACACGGACTGTTATAATTAGTTCCCGCTGTTGTAATAATAAAAACTTGCGGCTGCTTTCTGGCGCCCATGCCGCTTTCTATAACATCGATTAACCCCGCGTCCGGATGCGCGTGGTATTCGTCAATAACCGCGAAAGAAGGATTGAGCCCGTCCTCGGTTTTACTATCCCTGCCAAGCGGCCGCATGACCGCGGCGGTTTTTGGCACAATTATATGTTTTTTACTTTTATAAGTCTGCGTCTGTGTTTTTAATATTTTATTACGTTGTATTTGCCTGTCCGCTTCTTCCCAAGTAATAGAAGCTTGCTGCTGTTTAGTCGCGGCGAAATAAATTTCCGGCGCTATTTCTTTTGGTGTGTCCGCGAAAAAATGATAATTGGCAAGCGCTGAGGCGAAGGTTGATTTTCCGTTTTTCCTCGCTACTTCTATGTATGCCCGCGTAAATCTGCGATAGCCTTCTTTGTTTCGCCAGCCTTCGGTACACCAAATTATAAACTGCTGCCAAGGTTCAAGTTTTATTTTTATATCTTTATTAAGCGCTCTGTTAGCGAATTCGCCTTTGGTATGTTCGAGTAATTGAATAAAATCTATCGCGTTTATCGCGGCGGCAGCGTCAAAGTGATATTGAAAACCTTTTTTTCCAATTTTTTTTATATCGCTTATGTGCCTTTTAACAGCGAGCTTAACCCATTTACAGGTTACAATTTTATTATCCGATACGTCAGCGATATATTGTTCAGCTTTGTAATTAGCCATTAATATACCGCCCGTAAATAACAATAATAAAATAAATATAAATACATTTTTCACTTTATCAACTCCTTGTTAATTCCTTCATTTTTTCATCGTCTGGGTCTATATCTTCTTTTTTCAATAAGCCGATTCGGGTTCTATCAGACGGAGTAAGCCCAAACCGCGCCATTAATTTTTCGCATAAACTGTAACATTTATTCATCTGCTGCAATAAAACCGTGGGTATAAAAGCGCCGCCCTTAGTTTCAACTTCCATGAGCATAGGGTTATTGCTTATTTTTTCCGCGGCGTCTTTCCAAAAACCAAAAGTGTAACATAACATTTCAAAAGCAAAAATATCTGTAACTTCCGTTATGGGATTTTTCTCCCATTCTACTAAAAGATTTATCCACATTGATTTTGAATATATATTAAAATAATCAGGCGGCGGCGTTCCTTTTTTTAATTCTGTAAATTTAGGCTCATTTTTATTTTCGCGGCATTTTTTATTTGTACCTTGCAGCTTTTTTTGAGCTGTCGGCTTTCTGGGTCTACCTGCCGGCATTATCACCCCCCCCTTCCTGAATTATGGATGTGTCTAAATATCTGTAAACCTTATCGGTCTCAGCTTTAGGTAACAGGTTTTTACTATGCCTACCCCCTGACTGTCTCCAATCGTCTGAATAATAATTATACTTACCTTGATTGCATTCAGAACAGAGAGTTTGTAAGTTATCTAGATTAAGTCTTTGGCTCCAATCAATTGACAATGGAATAATATGGTCAACATGAAGTTTTATACCATCTTCAACACCTCTGCCACATAAAACGCAATGTCTATTGTCTCTGATAAGCGTATCAACTCTTAATTTCTGATATTCATGAGTTAACATAAATTTAATTTCTTTATCTATTTTAGGTATCTCGCCTCTAAATTCTGACATTATTTCTATTATCCATTGTCCCAGTTCTCTATATGCTATGCGTAGAGCAAGGAGTTCTTCAGTGGGTTTTATGCCATATTTGTTAAAATATTTAATTGCCTTACGCCGAGGTTCTTGATTATATTTTTTATTATATTCTTTATAATATAATTTATTATTATTTATAAAGTTTTTACTTTTTTCTTTACTACAATATATACACATAGAAGTAATTGAATGCTTTTGATTTTTACATGAATAATAATTTGATATTGGAAACCATTGATTACATATACAACATTTCTTTATTATGTTTCCATCTTGGTCAGTATCAAAAATAACAGGTTTATCTTTATATTGATACGTTAGTTTATATCGCCTTTTTCGACTTTCGCTTATTTGTTCTCTATGAGTTTCTGCATACTTTCTATTATATAATGAATGACTATAAACGGACTTATTACATTCTTTACACTCAGGTCTATATCCGTCTTTACTATCTTTTCTCTTTTTGAATTCTTCGATAGGTTTAGTTAAACCACATCTTGAGCATACTTTAATCATGCCTTTCTCCTTCTACTTGCTGTAACCTCACTATGGTTGCTACGGAGTAGAGGCGTGAGTTTATATGCTGTGTGTCGGGGTTCTACTTGAGGATTATATG